CCAATAATGGGCGTCCGGTTATTTTTGGGCCGGACGCCCGTCCCCTTCCCCCGGTAGCATCTTATCAATTCTCGAAAACATCAGCGCAAAGAAAAGGATCTCTCAAGACCTGGATACCAAAGCGTATTTTTTCGGACCAGCAAGAAGCGTATGAACGCGAAAGAATTGTTGAACGTTCGTCGGATCTTATTAACAATGATCCGCATGCGGCGGGTATTGTTGATTCATTTGCGACAACGGTTGTCGGTACAGGGTTAAACCCGCATCCGTCAATTAATTCTGAAATTGTCGGTATGGACCAGGACGCGGTTAGGGCTGCTCAGATTGAAATTAAAAATGTATTTCGTATGTGGAACCAGTTTGCCGACGCCGGCCAGCGAATGTCCTTTTATGGGTTGCAATTTTTGGCGCAAAGAATGCTCTTGCAATTTGGGGAATATATTTTTTTATTGCCGATGGTTGATGATCCTATCAGGCCTTACAAGTTAGCTATTCAATCGGTTCACCCGCTCAGGCTAAAAACTCCGTCAGATCTTATAAACAGGCCTGACATTAGAGATGGCGTGCAGATCGGTAAATATGGCGAGCCTATCGCATATTGGATTAAAAAAAGTGAAGGCCTCAAAGCAACGGCTGATACGTCTAATAATTTCTTGAGAATCAAGGCGAGGCAAGGTCACCGATACAAAGTTTTGCATGGTTATATCTGCAATGATCCTGAGCAGGTCCGCGGGGTGCCGTTTTTTTCACCAGCCATGAAATTTTTTAAGGATTTAAGCGATTATTTAGATGCGGAGCTAGTTTCTAATATTGTTACGGCGGCTATGGCGCTTTTTGTTGAAACTGGAGCGGTTGACCCGTTATTTCCGGCTCAAAATTTTGCGACGATTACGGAGACCGGTTATAAGTCTGATAATTCGGCATACGATCAAAGGTATCAGGAAATAGTGCCGGGTTCGGTCATGTATGGTCAAAGCGGCGAGAGGCCGCACTTGTTATCTGCCCAAAGGCCGGGTGCTACCTTTACGCCATTCGTTAAAACTATTGAAAAATCTATTTCGATGTCTTTGGATATCCCTTATCCGGTGTTGTTTAAAGATTTCGAAGGAATGAATTATGCTTCTTATCGGTCGGCAATGCTGGAAGCGTGGAGAGTTTTTAGGCACCGGCGTCAGTGGTTAGGCGACCATTTTTGTCAAGCTCCGTACTCAATGTTGATTGAGGAAGCGTGGCTTAAGGGACAAATACCGGCTATTGATGATTTTTATTCGCAGATGTGGAATTTTACTAATGCGGATTGGATTGGACCGCCCAAGGGTCAGATTGAGCCAATAAAAGAAGTGCAAGCAGATGTTTTGGCAATTCAAAATAACCTTAAGACTCGCGAGGAAGTTATACTTGAAAGGGGTCGGGATCTAAGATCAGTTTTTGATCAGATAGAGGAAGAGCAAGCAATGATGGAAGAAAAGGGGCTTGATGAGTTTAAAATCGAACCCCAGGTTGAAGAAAATAACAATTCCGAGGAAGGTGGAGAAAATGAATCCGATTGATTTCTCGAAAGGCCAGGGATGGTTGATAAGGCCGGAATCTTTCGAAATTTTAGTAAGGAAGTTTATCGAGTTTAATCCTGAAAAGGTTGGGGTTGATTTTGAAAAACAGATGACTGCTTATCGGTCAAACGGTGTTGATAGTCAAGATCTTTATGATCTAAAGGACGGAATCGCGATTATACCGATAATAGGCCCACTGTCTAAACGGATGTCATTTTTCTCTTTTCTGATGGGCGGTAATTCGTTTTCTTTTATATCAAAGGCATTTCGGTCTGCAATCGAAGACTCGGAAGTCGAAGGGATCGTGCTTAAAATTGATTCTCCAGGTGGTACGGTGTCGGGTACTGAGGCTTTAGGGGATCTGATTTTCAGCAACAGGGATAAAAAACCGATTATCGCTTTTGCTGATGGCATGATGGCAAGCTCAGCGTACTGGATAGGGTCAGCAGCTGATGCGATAGTCGGAGAATCAACGGCTGATGTAGGTTCAATCGGGGTTTTGATGATCCATAAAGACTTTTCAAAATTCGATGAGAAAATCGGCCTAAAGATAACATATTTGACCGCCGGTAAATACAAGGCTTTGGGAAATGATGCAGAGCCATTGGGAGAATTTGCGCGGTCTGTTTTTCAGGATGAGTTGGATTACATTTACAATATTTTTGTTCAAACTGTCGCCAGGAATAGGGGAATTGAAACAGAACAAGCCCTCGAAATGGCTGATGGACGGATTTTCATCGGTCAACAGGCAGTTGACATAGGATTGATCGATTATGTTGGCAATTTTAATAAAGCCCTTGAGTTGGCAAAGGTAAGCTCAGGCGGCGAAATTTATTCATTAAACAAAGGAGTTGAATCAATGGATATCAAAGAATTCAAGGAAAAACATCCGGATCTTTTTAATGAAGTGAAAGAAATCGGATTCAATGAGGCGGTTGACGTAGCTACGCCTGAAACCCAGATCAGGGAGCAGGAAGTCAATCGGGTTTGCGGTCTTGCGGTTGTGCAATTCGGTGAAGAGGCCGGGGAGAAATTCAAGTCGATAGTGGATTCAGGCGTAACGGTAGATCAATTCAAGGCTGTTCAGAGCGTGAACCCGGTAAAGAAACCCGATGACAACCAGGCGAGTTCAGCGGTTAAAAAAAAGATGCTCGAGGTTATTTCGGATGCGGGTGCAGACAATCCAGGTGCCGATCAAAACGCGGACATATCTACTGGCAAGGATTTCATGGCATTAGTCGGTGAATATATGGCGGCTCACAAATGTTCTAAAGTGGTCGCCATGAAAGCGGTTATGGTTCAGCACCCCGGCAAGCATCAAGCGTATATCAAATCGGTTAATTAATTTTAAAACGATTTGATTCGCGGGAAAAATTATTAAATTAATTATAGCAAAGGAGTTTAACTATGTGGAATGAAGGAACGAAATCTTTCGTCGCTGATGAAAAATTAGAAGCTCATCGGCGGGTAAAGATAGATACGACTAATACTACCGCTGTTCCCCCAAAAGTCCTGTATGCTGACGCGGGAGAGGATTATATAGGGGTAACTGAATTTTCGGCTGCGACCGGGGATTTGGTATCCGTCAAAATGAATGATGCGCCTGGTACTTTCGAAATCGAATGCACCGTCAGTTCTGCGATCAATGTCGGAACTACGCTTTACGGCGCGGCTGATGGGAAGGTTTCGGATGCGTCAAACGGTACGGCTCAGGGAATCGCTTTACAACAAACGGCGACATCAAATGAGCATATTGAAGTTGCGCCGTGGAATGTAAAGGCGACTACAGCTGCAACGGTATCAATCGCGGACGCGGGAGCGTTCACGGACGAGACCACCGTCGAGGCGGCATTGCAGGAAATTTATCAGGATCTTTTAACGGCGCAGCATTTTATTCCAATTCCGTTAATGAGTTTGAGGGAAGCGACGACATTCGATGTCGGTAATATAGCGGCTAATGGTGGACTTTTGGCGAGTGATACGACACCGATTCTTGAGGCGATTAACGCCGGTACGGATGGATGCCAGCGGTTGACCTGGGCGACCGGGAATGTTGATCAGGTCATAGCTCAAGTACCGTTACCGCCGGATCTTGATGCAACGGCCAATGTCGTGGTTCATGCGCGCGTCGCATCGTCTGGAGCGACCGACACGCCGAGCTGGACAATGGAATCGTTTTTCAATGAAGGCGATACTTTAGTTAGTGATACGCTGGCGGCAGGATCGGCGACTTCAACATATGCGGAAATCACCGGCACGATTGCATCGGCTGATGTTCCGGCAGGTGCGCAGACAATGACGGTCGGATTTACGCCAGCAAGCCATGATGGAAATCATTTTTATATGACCGCTTTATGGGTTGAGTGTACGCGGTCGATTTTGACATCTTAAAGTTAATGCCGGATGAAAAGGATTTTCGAAAATCAGATGGTCTCATCAGCTATTGTTGTGTACCGGGAAATAAGAAAATTTCGGATTGTAAGTTTTGGAGTAAAGGAAAGGTCCGAAATTGTTTATGGTTGAGAAATGGCAATAAATGGTGTGGTCGTCTGCCAGATTTAAATAATGAAACTTCCACAAAGGAGTAATAAAAATGAGTAAATCAAAAGTTGATAGCGCAGATTTTCGGCCCGATCTGGGAATGGCGGTCATGGAATACAACGAAACGGGTCCGCCTCTTGGATTTATCGGGCTTGAATGTATGCCGATATTCAGGACAGCAAAGCAGGCGGGGAGTTATCCGGTTGTACCAAAAGAGGCTCTTTTAAAATTAACGGAAACTTCACGCGCGCCTCGTGGTAAATATCAGCGGGACGATTGGGAATACGAGCGCGGCACTTTTTCAACGGCTGAAAAGGGCAAAGAGGAACTGCTTGACGATTCGGAGAGAGAGCTCTTTGACCAAGAGGCCC